CACTAATGTTAACACTCTTAGTGCCATCGCTACTCATATTGGTGCTGACATTTAATCTATCTTCCGAATCCATACCCATGTCGCCACATTCATCAACGCGACTTTCGCTAAGTCCGGCTAATCTTGCTAGTTCATTTAATGTATCATCATATCCCACTTCGCCTAATGGAATTTTAACATCTGTGGTACCATCAATGTCCGCTTCAAATCTAGCTGCCACCCAGGTGTATGGATCACCTTCGCGTGCTTTAGCGATACCATAAGGCATCTCACCGCGGTCAAGATAGTAGTCATATAAAGCGTCATACAGTTTGTCCGACATCTCGCCGGTATCCAAGAACATTTTGGCTTCGTGTTTGAATCTGTTGACAATGTGTTCTAGTGTATGACCTTCTTCGTCTAACATTAAATTTAAGCCTTCTTCTAATTTACCTTTATTGTGTGCTTTCCATGCTGTAGCATAGGCAATACTTTTTTCTTTAGGAGTAATTTTTCCGTCCTTAGCATAACCTTTTTTAATGTGTTTTACCATGCGTTCTGCTTTTGCACCCGGAGGTGCTTTTTCCGTTAATTGGATACCACTCAATCTCAACATGTCGTTGAATGCTTCCGCTAATTCTTCTTCTAAGGACTCGTCTGAGTCTTCTTCTAACTCTTCCTGACTTTCTTCAAATTGTGCTGGTAACATACCTCCGAGCGGACCTTTGGCCTTCGCGTCTGCTCCAATTTTGTCCGTTGTTCTAGATATCAAATTGGAAGTACCAGTTACTGGTTGAAAATCTGGTGTAGAGGTTGCCTGACCGCCTGAATATGACATCTGGGCTTTGCTAGGATCATACCCGCCACCATAAGTTTTTTGATCTGCTGATGCCGCAGAAGTAGGAACTGCTCTTCCTGCTCCACCTGTTAAATCTCCTTGTCCACTAAAAACTTTAGGTGCCGCTGGGGCCGGTGCAGCCGGTGCTGTAGTTGCTTGTTTATCTGGTGCCACACCTGATGTTACACCAAAAGTAGCAGGTGGTGCTGAACTACTGCCGCGCATGGCACCCGCTGGTGTGCTTGTATCAGCTCCCGACGATCCCCCCAGTGGCAATACACCTAATGCATTTGGCTCAGGTTTAGGGCCTGCTGCCGGGGCTGCTGCTGCAGGTGCAGGTGCAGGTGCTGCCGGAGGTGGAGCAGCGTTGGCATCTCTTGCACCAGCAGTTCTAGTATCCTGTCCTGTCATGCTACTAGTTTGTGTTTGTGCAGCAGTGGCCTGACTGCCTTTCATTGCATCAACTTTTCCTCTTGCTGCCATTGAAGTAGCAGCGGGTTTAGCCGGGGTTCTTTGTTGTACCAATTGCCCATGTTTTGCCATTCCGGCAGCAATCTGTTTTTGCGAAGGTGGTACATATGTCATTGGAGGTTGTTGAGTCTTGGGAGCGTTTACTGGTGTTTCCGCTTGCTCACCTAACATATTGCTGTACATTCTTAATAATTTTGGATCCATCTTTGTTCCTTGTTTATACTATTTAACGCTTTTTCAATTAATTGGTTATCTTGTATCTGTTATCTTATACCGCATGTATCTTTCCGACAAATCTGCTGTGGTTTTCGCTGATTTCATAAATTTTGATATGTTTGACAAATCTTGTCCTGCTTGAGCAGCTTTGTGAAATGCGTCGTAATCGAACACATCTTTAAACTCATGTTGTTTAGCAGCAACATTAGTAGGTTCCGTTGGTTTATCAATTACAATGTCTGATTTTGTCTGTTCTGGTTTTGGCGCGGTGTCTGTTTTTGCAATAGTGGTTGTAGCATCTGTTGATGGTTTTACTGGTGCTGTCGGCACCGCTGCGGTAGTTGTGGTTGAAGGTTTAGCTGCAACATATTTTACATCCGACAATCCAGCTTTTGCTAATCCCGAGTCAATATAATTTCCTACAGTTGGTGCTTTGGGATTTTTACGGTCGCGCCAGTGCGTATTAATTGATCCGTCTTTTCTGATTGCGCCTGGTCCGGCGTAATAAGCTGCATATACTTTTGCAGGATCACCTTGATATTTTTGAAAGTAATGTCCTATTAACGCATTACCAGCCTGTTTATTTTGTTCAGGATTTTTGATATCAAAGTCTTTGGGAATAATATTTTTATCCTTCATCCATTGGAAAGTGCCGGGCTTAATTTGCATTGGACCTCTTGCACCTGCGTAGTTTGGCTTATCTGTTCGAGCCTTACCATACCCACTTTCCATGCCATATATGCTACGTTGAATTGCTTTTAACGTTTCCGCCTGTTTGCGTTCTTCAGCAGTTTCTTCATAAAGGAAATTTTTATATTTGTTTAATACACGACTATAAGTTTCTAATATTTCATCTGGTGAAAATTTTGTTCCTGGAGGATAAGGTTTGTTAGGTGCGGGTGTGATAACCGGTTCAACTGCTTGTGGTTCAGTGACTGTGTCATCTTGTGGTAATTCACTTTGTTTCTTGCTATTAGCACCGGCTGGGCTACTATTCCTAGCCGGTGGTGCCGATGGTTTATCCGCTGCGGGTTGATCTACTGTAGATTTAACTTTGGTATCTTGCTCAGGTTTGTCGGGGTCTTTAAGTAATTCATAACCACCTGCAACTGCTGCTGTTGGCACACCAATTTTTAAAGCAGCTCTACCGCCTGGGCCTAATAGTGGCGTTTCTTTTTCAGCTTTACGTCTTTCTGCATCAAGTTTTCTAATGTTGGCAATTTTTTCTTGATCAGTGGTACCATATCTGTCAAGATTTTTTTGATCTTTTTTACTAATAGGTTTTTCTGCAGGCTGCTGCGGGGCATTGGTTTGTGCAGGAGCAGGTTGGTTTTGCTGTTGTCTTTCTGCCTCACGCTGTCTAAGTTGTTGTAATTTTTCTCGTCTTTGTGCTTCTATGCTAGCCGGTGTTGGTTGTAGTCTAGGTTCAACTTTAGGTTTTGGTTCAGGAAAAAGTCGGTCTAAAACTCGTGCTACTCTAGGTTCGGTTATTGCTACGGTTGGCTCGCCGGATTGTTTAGCTTGCTGTTGTGCCTGTGCTATTAGTTTTTCTGCTGGAGTTTGTGGAGCGGGTGCAACAGATGGTTTATCAGTGCTTGGTTCTCTAGGTGGCCGTCCTGCTGCTGCTCTTTGCTGTGCCATTATTCTAGCCGTTGCATCAACAGGATCTTTCACAGGACCTAACTCTTTTTCTCTTCCCTTATTGGCAGCAATTGCCTTGTCAATCCTTGGCGATGTTTGAGTTGTTTTCTGTCCAGGTAGTCGCCAAACTTTTGGACCACCGCTACCTGCACCACCAGGTCCTTGTCCGCCACCTAAATCTGGCGACATGATAGGATCTCCTCTATGCGGACTTCTTACACCTAAGTCGCCCATATAGTCCAAAGGATCAGCCTCTGCTAATTTTCTGCGCAGACTGTTTTTAATATCTTCTAAACTACGCACAGCCATGTTTAGTCTTTAGGCTTTTTAAAACTATGTTTTGCACCTTGCCCTGTACCCTTAGGACGACCTTTTTTCTTTTCCACTGGCTTACCTTCGCCGTCGGTTTCCTCATCGTCATCATCCTTTTGTGCTGAACCACCGTATCTGGTGCCAGCTTTTTTACCTGCACCGCCTTTGCTTTCAGGACCTCGCTTCTTGTCAAGATACTTTTGCATCTCTTCCCAGCCTTCACGCATGCTGGTTTTGCCCGGGGTAACTTTTTCCCTGTCGCCATCCCCGTCTAGGTCGGCTTGCTTGAGACCTTGTGCTCGTGCTTTTGCAAGATTACCAGAAAACTTGTTGCCTTCGGTCTTATTGCCTTTCTTGGCACCAGCAATCTTGTCTGCATATGTAATTTTATCTTTAGGCTCTGCCAGTGCTGCAAAGGATTTTTCTTTGGGATTAAGCATGTCTTCATTGTAACTGCCTTCGTCCATCTTGTCATGCCGGGCACGAATCTGGGCCATCTTTTCTTTACTAGCACCTTCGCGGCCGGCTTTCTGTAGAGCCTTCATACCTTGTTCGCCATACTTCTTCTTACCTAGGTAAGCCTGCAGACCACTTTCTTCTACTTCGCCTTCTCCTAGTTTCTTACCGTCGGCGGCTGCTTTTTGAAATTTAGCCTTGCCGTATTTCTTACGACCAATGCTGGCCGCCACAGCACCTGGATCCTTGGCATCGCCGCGAGCTGCAATAGACTTTTCTAACTTCTTAAAGCCCATGTATTTTTCGTTTAATTGGCTTTCGACTTTTGCAACTGCTTCAGCAATCGAGCCTTTATTAGTCGGTTTTTCCTTCTTGCTTTCATTGTGTAATTCCTTTACTGTCGACATCTTACTTTCTGTAAGATTTTTCTTTGGAGCCTCAAGGCTTTCAATTTTCTTTAGGATATCGTAGATATTGTTGCTCATTATTTCTTTCCTTTAATAGGTGGTAATTTGTTTTGCTGACTGCCCACTGGGCTCTTGGTACCTTGAGGTAGTTGATTAGTTGTCTGTGCCGGTTGAGTTCTTTCTGTACTTTTCATACTAACTAAATCTGCATCTGATTCTAGTGCAACCATTTTTGGACTTTGTGATTCTAACTCTTTTAATAAACTATCTTTTCTTTTATCTGCTACTAGATCTTGACCTCCTGGTGCCGCTTTTAGCTCACTATCTAATAGAAGTGAACCAGTGTGATCTTTTCCATATGCTTCAAACGCATCATTGTCGTCGGCTTGTTGTCGGCCATATACACATACCCACTCCGGATTAATACCAGCACGCTCAACAATTAGTTGTCTAATCTGTGTAGTTATAGTAGGATATGCCACTGACGCTTCGAACTGCCAGCACTCACAGGCACCCCACTTGGGAAACTCTCTGTGCTCCTGTATAGGCAAACTTTTAGCTGGAGTAACGCTGACTAATTCATAGGCATTAAGAGCATTTTTAATACGCTCCATTATTTCGCCCTTGGGATTAACTCTAGCAATTTTGATACGAAAATCGTATGGCTGATTTCGTTGTGCAATGTATTCGGTAAGACTTTTCATAGGTGATCATCCTGTTTATAGAGTATTTATTTGTTTTTATTCTTTTGGAGAATCTGTTCTAGCAGTTCGTTACGATCTAGCACAATACCTTGTCCAGTAATTGGCTGATCGTCTGGATTATCTTTTGATATTTGATGATCTAATCTAGCCTTCTGGAGCTGGAGTTGTATCATACGGAGCTTTTTATCCATCTTAGCTGTTTTAGCAGTGATAGCATGTCCTAATAATGTGCCCGCTGTTTGAAATACTACCCCACCAAATCTGGGATCCATGTTCATTCCTAATTCCATGAGATCTTCAAATTTATCTTTAGCCAAACTGGCTAGTTCGTCCATTTCTTGATCGCTAGCTTCTAGATCTCTTACTGTAGGTAAGGCTATATCAATTTTATCTATTGCTTCATCTACTCGAGCTATAGCCTCTTTGTTTTCTGCAATGGTTTGTAGCACTTCAGAGTTCTCTGCAGATTCTGTAGAAGGAATTTCAGGTAAGTCAAATAATTGGGATAGTTTTTTTGTCATGCTCGTATTTACCGAGCTGGTTTACCTTGGTGGAAGATATCGTGTTCTGTCACGACGCGAAAGCGAAGTCCTTGATCCTTTGCCCAAGCATTGGCTGCTTGCCACTTGTACATGTTTAGAACTGCGGCTGCTTGATCTCTCACACTCTTACCTGCTGCTTCTAGTGTGGTTTGTTTGCCTGGTTTTATTTCAATTAGTTCGCCAATGCGTTCGCCGGCTTTGTTTTGATAGATTATTAAAAAATCAGGCACGTATATGGTATTGCGATTTGTAAAAGGATTACGATAAGGAATATGCACTGCTTCGCTGGCCCAATGTAGTACAGCAGGATTGTTATCGCAAAAGCGCATAAAGCTATGTTCCCAACTACTTCTAAAGTGAGGAACCTTTTTTCCTACATATTTGTCAGGATTTAAAATTTCATAAAATCCATTTGCGTACTTTTGCATTATGGTAATATAGCCCTAGTTACATATTTGTTTTGTACAGGCTGATTGATTAGTCCTAAAAAACTTGTGCCTCGCCGTTCGTTGTTTAAAAAATAAGCAGTGTACGTATTTAGATCACCCAATGGAATTTTTTTAAATTCGTCTAATACTTGCATTGGATTAGAACCTAATTTAATGGCAGTATAGATTACCGCACTGGCCAAGGCTCTGGCGGCCTCTTTTGTCTCCGCTATGTTTTCAAAATGAGCGATTATAGCAGCATCAACATTTGAACTTACTTCAATTGGAAATTCAAAAAAATTGTTGAAAAATTTATCTGTGTCAGGCGGAGCAATTGCATTGGTATTAATACCTGATAGATTAGTAGGATACGGTTTTTCAGGGTAAGTGGTAGGTATCATTTTAATCCTTGGCTATTCTCTGATTTGATGGTATGCGCGGTTGTATTGTACCAAGATTTGAAATTCCCGACGATGCCAAGTAGGTTTCTACAGTGGTCAAATTTTTTCCTATTAGGTCAGCTGCGCTTGTATCGCTTCCATTGCCAAACAGTGTGGTTGTAAATATTTTACTGTTAGATTCAATCATAATTTTATGGGATTAGTTGATGTCTGTCCTGTGTAATTTGATATAGTCACTGCGTTAAGATTTTTAAGGCCAAGTTTGTCTGAAACTTCCGCTGTACCTGGAATCTGCAAATTATTCCATGGTGTGTTGCCTAAAGCATTTGACGCCTGTTGTACCACAGTACCGGTACCAGTTTGGAATGTTGTTGCTGTGTTTTGTAAATTAGTTGATAAAAACGCAGCAGATCTTCCATATTGTTCTTGTAAGATTTTATAATTTTCTGCCGTGGCAACTGATTTTATCTGATCGTTGGCAGATTGTGTCAGTGAGTTGAGTGTTGGCAAAGACTGTGATGCTGTGCCTATCAAACTGTTAGCCGGACCTTTGGCTACAGATAGTATATTATTCAAACCGCCTCCTGTCACTTGTTGTGAAGAATTAGTAAATATGCCTGACAGGTTAGATGAACTTGCAATGCTGGGGTTACCAAATAATGCGGAAGCTACTCCCCCTGTAATTCTAGCAGCACCTGAAGTAATGTTAAAACCATTGCTAGATACACTACCAAAAGCTGCTGGTGTTTGTGTTGGCAAAGCAGACTGAAATGAAGGTCCAGTTTCAGTTCTATACGGAATATAAGTTTGATTTAACGCACTTCCTACACTGCCTCCGCGTAATGCATTTGTAAAACCTTGAATCAATTCGCCTTTGGCTAAATTGACAAAGTCTATATTTTTATTTGTTTGATATGCTCTGACTGCCTTAAAAGCTGCACTACCCCAACTACGACCACTACCATCTCGTATAATCTCGTCTAATGCATTGACCACACCACCAGGACCTAATATTGTGTTTGTTCCGCCGCCGGCGACTGTAAGCGGACTAGGTGATTTGTCGTAATGCAAGTCTGCAAATCCTCTAGCTACTCTTGCTGCGCCGCTTGCGTACAGCACTGTTTCATATGAAATAGTCATAACATTTTCTAAGGTGCCGTCTTGACCATTTTGATGAGTACCGTGTCTATATGATGTAATTACAGGATTGATAAGTGTATATTCACTAAATCTTTTTTGGTGTAAACTGTAAATTCTAATAGCCTGAATATATTGTGTTGAAATACTGCTATCTTTTCTAGGACTATATCCAAATTTGTTTAACAAGTTTCTTTGCCCAAGTATCTGTTTTGTATTTCTAAGATAAATTGGATTTAGAGAACCTGTTGCATCACCATAATTATTATCCATATCTCTGTAATAATAATTGTAATAGTCAAACCAAAGTTTTCTTACTATGTTGGCGGCATCATCATGGAAGGTAATATTAATGTCCTCATATCTGACTTTGCTTTGTACAATAGAAGGTCGGTTATAATTATTAAATGTTTTTGTATCTACTCTAAATTTTGGAAGGTCAGTGGATTTGACTAACAGTCCTGCCTCAATTTGATTGCGCTGATTAACTGAAGATAATTCTGGATTTAAATCAAAAAATACATGAAATAGCCAAGTATATTTTGGTGCTCTTTCGTAGTTACTTGTAACGAAAAGTCTGCTAGCGTGAGCATAATCTTTAATTGTGTCACCAGTAGCAATTTGTGTCAAAAAACCATCAAAAATATTTGCCATATAAACTCTTTTATATTATTTAGTTCAAAAAAAAGCCCGGAATAAACCGGGCTTGTTATAACTGAATAAAAAAACTTATAACGTAATAGTACCAGGGTTGGTTAATGTAGCTGCTCTTCTTCCTACCAAGCTACCTATACCTGTACCAATTGGAGATTGTACAGCGTTGTCGTACATAATTGTCAATGCTATGGTAGCTGCTTCATTAGTAGCGTAAGCCATTTCACCATAATTTACCTGTGAAATCAAAGCTCCATTTAGCTCCCATGTTTCTAACACACCTGAGGAACCAGTGGGACTAAATGCTCCATTGCCACCATCTAACATTTCAAACTTGAGCGTGAATTTGTAATCAATACCGGCCGCGGCTGAACTTTGTTCTACAAAATCAAATTGTTTCTGAATTTGTTGCCCAATTAATTTGCTTACATTACCGCCTGCGTCGTCGCGTAGTTGAACGTTCACTGGTTCCCAAGTTGGTTTGCCAACTAAATTTACTTTGGAGTTATAAACATCAATAGTAAATGGGTTCATGTTCAAATTTGGTCGGCTGATACTATCAACCTGTTTGGTTAGTTCTACAAGATTGGAACCTGACAATCCAAAATTTTCAAACACCACGCGAAAGCGGTATTTTAATTTTGGCATCAATAAACCTTGCGTAGTAGCACTTTGGTTTGATGCTAACGGAACTGTAAAATTTTTCAACGAGGCAATTGCCATTTTATTCTCCTGTTATAGGTAT